TTCCTCCTTTTACCATCATATTTTCTGTAAAAGGAAAAACATATTCGATTTTTCGAATAACTTGTCTAACCACCATATGTGATTTTTCTGATTGAGCTTCAGAAAATGGTTTTTCAAAAAGTCCATACAATTTTATAACTGGAATACTATCGTATTTACCTTTACCTACAATAGCTTCATACCCTAAAAAGTTAGGTATTTTTATATTCAAAGTAGATAAAAATTTATTAATTAACTTTTCAATTTTATCTAAATATTCTTCATCATATGAATCTTCCTTTTCCTCAGATTCCTTTATTTTAACAATTAAATCACCCTTTCCTTTTATTACTCTATGATACATTCCTTTTGGTATAGAAATAACATCACCCTCATTTAGTCTTATTGGTAGTTGATTATCCATTTGGAACATCCACCCGTTTGATTTTACAACTTTGACTTTTCTATCATTCAAATCAAAATGCCATTTTAATTCATGGTTATCGGTAGACTCTTTGAATACCCTTCTTTTTATTCCATTTTCATTAACCTCTTTCAACGGTAATTCCTCGTCAGATTCTTCGTCCTTCACGTCTTCTATCTCATCATCTGTTACATCATCATCAGTCAAATCTGGTATTTTTTCCTGTAATGGTGGATCTAATAGATATTTTTCGTTTAACCATTTTCTTAATTCATTTTCAACAAATAATTCTGGCACTTCTTCACTATCTGGTTTTTCTGATGCAATTTCTGATATGTATCTTGCAAACTTTATTTTGTCCTTGTCTCTTATCATCGCAAGTAGTCCATCGGAAATAAAAAATATTCTAGTAAGAGGATCTTTTACGTTTAACTCACCCTCAACTAAATCAAATAATTTTAAGGTAGTTTTACCCCACCATGTTTTGTATCCTGTTGTATCCTCCAAGGTAGGTCTGAACACCTTATTAAACGCTCTTATCACTGAACCAGTAAATCCTGCCAAGGCTAGTTGAGGAAAGAACCAAGGTAAAATCCTCAAAGTTGCTTTGTAACCACCTTGTCCAACATCAGTAAGAATTTTTTTTACCTTTGCATTTTCAACTATCTCACGCAATTGTCCGAAAGTTATCTTTCCTTGGGCTTTACAAAATTTCTTTGCTTCACAGATGTTTTTTACTGCCCTTACTGATGGTTTTACATCTTCGTATATTTTATTTCTTTTTCTATGTTTTTTTTGAGTATAACGCATTTTACCAACTTCTAGATGACTTTAACCCTAATTTTTTTCTGTACCTAGATACATTACATGACCAATACCCAGCAGTTGTTCTGTCTTTCTTTTTATCACAATTGTGTCTAGCTCTGAATGATTTTGCTCTCGCTTTACTCGAGTTTTTGATTCTTAAATTGGGATCACCAAATGTAACCTTTTTTATGTTTCCTCCTGGTGACTTGACATAAACGGCGAATTTCTTAGGTCCTCCAGGAGTTCTGAATGGACTGTTCAATTTAACATTCTTTCCTCTATGTTTCGCTTCCATCAAATTTTGTGAAATTTCGATTGGTGCGTCCAACCATATTTTTTCCCCATTTTCCAAAATAACACTTTTTCCTAAATCAGATTCAACAATCCACCTATCATCATCATTAAGATTCATCAAATTCCTATTATACAATTCTCTAACTTCATTGATTAAATCAAAATATTTATCGGAATAAATTCTGAATATATTTTCAGAAAGAGTTAAACCATTGTCTAAATGGTATTTTAAGTCATCTGATATCGGGAAGGTTTTTTTTAGAACCATACCTGTTTCTAACTCTTCTTTTAAAATTCTTTTTATAAGATTATGATTCATTGTCTGTATTTTGAAATATTTATTTCTATAAATACTTTGTAATTAAATTAAATAAATGATATTTATATAAAAATATTTACTGATGAGAAGAGCAAGATTAAGTGAATCTGATATAAGACGAATAGTTAGAGGTGTTCTAAGTGAAGATGAATCAACTCAAAAAAAAGGGAAAAAAAATGTTCCTCAACCAAGATGTATTCCTGAAAATGTAATCCCGTTAGACGAAATTGTTGGGCAAGCAGATGAGTACGTAAAATACTCACCAGGTGTTAATAAAAGAAGGATGGGGGTTAACTCTATGGTTGATACATTAGGTATATTGAACAATATTAGATTATTCAAAGATGTAAAGGACGGTGGTTCCCATTTGGCATATGAAATGATGAATCATTTGAATAGGTTCAGAAACAAGAACTATTACGATGAAACTACTGGGGAATGTCATAAAGCAATGGATAAAATTGCCGAACTATACAAAGAAAATGAACATGGTACTGAATTAGTTAAAGACATCGAGAGAGTTTTAAATCTTCAAACCAAAGACGATGAGTACACTCCATCTCCAAGAGCAAAAGAATACTTAAAACAATGTCTTAATTTGGTTAAAGGACAATAAGAGTTTAATTAGGATCGTTGTCGTTAAGGCAACAACAAAAAGGGACAATTCGCTACTGTCCCTTTTTTATTTATATGAATTTGTCTATTATAGTAATTCCACAAAAAAAGTAAATATTTATCATAATAAAAAACAATTAATTATGAGAAACTTTTTTGGAAAATTATTCTGTGATAGTAATTCTATCAATGAGAAATCAGTTGTTGGATTTATTGCATTTGTTATGATGTGTTTATTTGCAACTGCGGACATTATCACAGGATTTATGGGGATGCCATTGGTAATCAATGAATTTATCTTTAATTCATTCCTTATTTTGGTATTAGGTTCTTTTGCAATTGGTTCTGTGGATAAATTCGTCAATAAAAAACACAGTTCACAAGAGGAAGAAACACCTGTAGAGTAATTTATTAGTTTTTATGTTAGCCCCACTCACAAGGTGGGGTTTTTTATAACCTAAACTTAACATTATCTTAATCCTTTTTATTATTTTTATTACTATATATTGTTGTTATGATAGGATATATAGTATTTTTAACCCCAATGTTAATATTGATGGGTAGAACAATAGTCAAAGATAGAAAAGATTATTACGATTGGTACAATCAATGTAATCACATTTTAAAAAAATAGTTTGTTTTTTATTGGTTAGTTACTATATTTGTCATTCAAATAAATGATAAACATAATATGAGTTCAAAAAATACCAAAAAACCACAAGAACCAGTCAAATATGAGAGAACTTTTACATACGATGACTGTATTGTAGTATGGAGATATGATACTTCTAAGACAAATTCAGGACCATATGAGGTAGAAATGAAGTATCCGAAGAAAAAAGGTAAATAAAGTATTTATTTGTATGAAGATTTTACCCATTTTAAGTGAAATAATTGATAAAAAAACCCTCATTTCTGCGTTAAAAACGATGGATTTTGACGAAAAAGAGGTTAAAAATGAGCTAAAATACCACCTAAATAGGGTAAAAAACCTCCCAAAAACACTCACAGGATACCGAATTTTGGTTGTAAATGACGAAAAAGACATCAATTTGGACGAAATTGGGTCACATTTTAGTAAAAATAGGGTAGAATTACTGTCAAATCACTCATTTTGTACATCTTGTGGGGATAAATACTACCTAATTACAGCAAAAATACCCAAAAATGAGGTAGATTTACAAGAAACTCTCAGAAATAACATACTTTATCCTAATGAACACGAAATTTCAGTGAAAAATAAGGGAAAAAACGTCAAAATAGTTAAAATTGAACAAATTAACACTGAAAATGACGTTTTTTAGTCCTTTTTTTACCTAATTAAGGTTAAATGACCTACTAATGTCTTCTTTCCGTCATTATCTAAGTTACCAAATGTAACACTATAGAAGTAAACACCGTCAGGACATAGTTTTCCGTTGTATGTTCCATCCCAATTTGAGGTTGCATCATAAGATTCCCACACAATTTCTCCCCATCTGTTAACAACAAACATACTAAAATCATATGGATCGTATCCTTCAGTAAAAATTGGTTGCCACACTTGATTAATTTCATCATTATCAGGTGTAAATGTGTTTGGAATGAAAATAAGTTCCTGTGGGCAATTTTCTACGTTTACTGTAGTAGTTTGCACATCAGAAATACACCCATTTACCTCATGATATACTTGAATTGTGTAATATCCATCATTATCCCAATTTTTAATTAGATTAAATGACTCAGTTGTGTCCCCATCTAGTATCCAAGTCATGACACCACCATTCAAACTTGATGAAACAAAGTAAACTCTTATAGCAGTATCACCTTCACATAGTTCAAATTGTTCATCATTAGGATTTATTTCACCTAAAATAGGTTGTGGATTAACTAAAACATTAATTAGTGTATCAAACACACAATTACTTTGTGTATATTCATAAGATATCACATTATTACCCACCAAACTTGGGTCAGGACAGAATTGATTGTTAATTATGTTACCTGTTAACACTCCTCCTGTTGGATTTACAACAATATCCACACAAATATCGTAATCACAGAAAGGTCCGATTGGTTGAATGGTAGGATTAACGTCTAATATTTGTAAATCAAAGAATTGTGGTAAACTTTCACACCCACTTGGACTTGTTCCAATGACACTTACCGCTTGTGGGATAAATCCACTTGGACTACTATCCCAATTTATGTAAATTGAGTCATTTCCTTGTCCACTAATTAATGAACCAAGTGTTGTCCAAGTATATGTATATCCATTTCCATTATCATCCACAAAATATAACTCACTTGTAGAGTAATCACAGATAGTATCAAGGGATTGTATTGGATTAATAACAACTTGTGGGGGGTCTGTTAGTGTTACAGTCGCTGAAACATCACATCCCTGATTGTCTGTAACTGTAACATCATATATTCCCTCACATAAATCGATGAGGTTTGGTGTATTTTGTCCGTTACTCCATACATAAGTAAATGGAGCAACCCCGTTTGTTGGTGTGACATCAATTGTACCATCACAACTTTGAAAACAAGTTGGGTCAGTAAAAGTGACATTAAGTGGTTGTAAGTTAGGTGGACCTGGTTGCACAAATACTGTATCTGGTGTTTGTCCAGGAATACTATTACAAAAGTTCCACCCTTGATTACAGGAAGGATAAACAAGTTGACAGGTGTAGAATTGTCCTGCGGGTGGTGGTGTGACAGTAATACTTGTTCCTGTACCTATCGGAACAGGGTTTCCAACAATAAACCAAGTGGGTGTTGGTAGTACAGTAGGACCGCTTGGTGTATATCTTCTTGCATCATTATTTGCCGTCCATTGTGTTGAGTTTCTACCTGGTACTGCAACAGCAAAAGTACCCCCGAGATTTTGTAAACCTTGAACTGCTGTCCCTCCTGCCCAAGTAGGACAATTAGGTTTGTTTACAATGTGATTTTCTATTACGTTTGTTGATTCATAAATAACAATATGAAATGTTCCTGTCAAATTTGTACAGGAATACATAGGAACATTTATCCAACTAACAACTAATTTTCTACAAGGAGAGGTTCCTTGGACTTGATATCTTATTTGTCCACCTAACCCTGGATGCCAATCCTGCCAAGGTCCCATAATACAATTTTTTGGAAATGTAAACCCTGCGTTTGGTATTGGTGCCGAAGTAAATGTGGTTGCTTGTGCGGCGGAAAATGAAACCCAACCATTTGAACCGACATAAAATTGAGTGTATGTTTGTCCAAAATAACAAAAATTGAAACCTATATTAAATGGTCCTTGTTGTGAGTCATCTAACATAAAAAGTTGAGTCCCAGTATTATTCTGATTTACAAAAGGAATTGAAGTTATGGAATAATTACTTGTTTCATTTGGGTTACTACCAGGAGCACACTGACTAAAATCTGCTGTCAAGGTAGTTGTACTTACCCCACATGCAAGGTATTGATCGGGACCTAAATTTGGACAATTTTGTGTATTACCAAATAGGGTAATAAAAAACGTAATAATTAAAATTAAATGTTTCATATCTTTATTATAAATAGTTTAGTATTATTGATAAGGTATTGGAAATATAGTAAATATTAGCAAATCAAACAAGTAAATTAGCAATAT